AGCAGGTAAGAACCATTCTGGCAAAGAAATTCTCAGGGTGCCTAGATCCTAAGAAAACCGCAGGTCCTAGCAGTCTGGATGACTACCTCAAATCTCTTAGGACACAATCAACAAGAATGAACTCCAAAAGAGTTGTAAATTTCCCCTGTGTCATTGAGAAAACAGGAGAGGAAAGAGCTGCCAGGGATCTCAGGCCTCCCCCAGAGCCATATCAGAAGCTATGGAGTGAAGCAATGAGACACCTTAAAACCGAATCATGGCGTAAAGGAGACATTGAGGCTGACTTCCCAGACGGGATAAGAGAGTTGTCAAGGAGTCAAGCACTAGGGTCTCATAGCACTCAACACATCCTGAGGAAGAAGGATACATTCTACCCAGATTTATCTAAATCTGACAAAGAATTTCTGGCTTTTAGTGGAGTGGGGGCTAAAGAGGCTAGCAAATGGTCAGAAGATGTGAGATCTCATGAAGATGCTTCTCATATAGCTTTTGACCCAGACACAAACACAGATGATATAGACAACTTCATTCATACTACTATATTGACTAATCATGACATATCTAGAATCCCTCATCCTGAGATCAATTACTTATTAACAGAGACTAAACAAAGGATTAAGCAACAATTTCTGTCTCCGGGTGTTTTCACATTTTCATCATCAACAGACATTGTAAATGCTGCTGCCATTATAACTGATATCTGCACTGAAGTAAGTTATGAATATAAAGCTCCTCACAAGCCTGAAAAGTTTGGAGTTAAAAAACTTAGAGGAAAGAATCTCTGGATACTATATAAGAGTACAGGGTCACATATATTCTGTAGCTATCTGATGAAAGCTTCAGATTTTTCATCATATGACACTGGAAGGATTGGTCCTGAATTGTATTCTTTCATGGACAATTATATAATGTCAGACTTCTGCTCATACAATGAACATAGCCTAGACAATTATGTTAAAGCTGCTCCTTATATATGTATGATTAGCATGTACCTTTTACAACATTTTAAGCTTCCCATACTTACAAGAGATCTAGAGCTTCCAAAGAAATACTGGTGCACTCTTAAGACTATCTTCTTAACCTTCTTAAATAACAAGATAGATTGTGAAGAGTTAATCACAAATCAGAGGTTTTTATACATGAAGGTGTTGCAAGAATTCGATTCAGATCCCTTTAAAACTTTGGATAGACTACCCACTGTTTTAAGATCAAGGTTCTCCTGTTATTTATTAAATAGAACAATAAACATAATGAATTATTATAGAAGACATAGAGTGGGAAAGAGAACTGTTAGGACAAGTGGTAATGATAAAGAGATGGTCTATACAAATTTAAGAGTTATATTTCATGATGATCCTGTCAGCATTGAAGAGCTGGTAGATGGTTTCTATTTTGGGTATGTTGTTTCAAAAGCAAAAGGGAAATCAGGGGATAGAAGTTTTAAAATTATAGATAAGATTTTGAAAGAGCAACTCTGGGCACAAGAGAATATAAATGATGCAGAGATTTTGCTATGGTCTCTCAAGGAAGATCCTATTAAGCACACATGGTCTCCAGAAGTTATGAGGTATTTCCTTAAATTGATGATTAATGAGTGGGAGAGAGCTCATGGACCTACTTTTAGAGACCAGTTGGGCATATCCATATTAGACTCTTTTAAGAAAATAAAATTTTCAGATATTTCAACACTGAAGGCTTCATCCAAGGATTATTCAGATCCTGAGATTGTCTTCCCAGAGGATGAATCTGTAGATGGGAACACATATGTGAAGAAACTTAGAGAACTCAACCCTAAACTACAGGGGAAAAGGCCTAGAGTAATCACATCTTTAGTAAGAATTATTAAGGAATACATGTCTAAGAGGAATGATGAGTACCCAACACCATTGAAAGTGATGCTATTCTCTCTTCAGGCAATAAATAGTAGAGGGTGGTTTTTTTCAGATTGCTTTCCAAAAGATCAACACAATGGTGATAGAGAGATACATGTGCTAGAAATTAAAGCAAGGATGTTTCAATATTTTTTTGAGAGGTTGTCTCTTGTCATAGGGAAAAGGCTGTTTCCATCTGATTCAGTATGTAATCCCAAAGTTAAGGAGACATATCTTAAACAACATGAGCTTCTGGCAGAAAGTAAATTAGGACCTCATATTACAATGTGTAAATCTGCAGATGCAACGAAATGGTGTCAGAGACATCATTCTTCCAAGTTCTACATGATGCTCACCAAAATAGCCCCCTCAGAATTTGAGGGGTTTCTTTATCAATGTTTCTCTTTATGGACTAAGAAGAGAATAGCTATTCCTGATCAGCTGATAGCAACACTCAAAAGGACCCCTTTTGCACAAATCTATCACCCGACCCTCAAGAAGCTCAAGACAGCCTTTCTAAAAGGGGCCAACCCCTTCATTGGGAAAAATACAAACATGATAGAAGTAGAACATGGAATGTTCCAAGGGATTCCTCATAGGACTAGCTCAGTCCTGCATAGCTTATTGCAGGAAGGATTTAGAATGATCTCAGAGGCCTTACTGAAGAAGAATGGAATTGATTGTATTGTTACTGTTGTTCAAGGTAGTGATGATTCTGCATGCCTTATTAGCACCACATGCACAGATAGGAAAACATTAAGATTCATAACAGCTGTTTTAGAATGGAAGGAAGAGATAGGGAAATTTCTATCAATTTGGCCTAGTAGTTCTAAATCATCCATAGGAACAATGAATTTAGTTGAATATAATTCAGAGTGGTGGAGTCATGGAAAGATAATTAAGCCTACTTTTAGATGGGTGTCTGCTTGCTTAGAGGTCAATTTAGTAGAAGTGTTCACAGATAGATGTCAGATATTCTATAGTGTCTTAACACAAGCCTTAGAGTCAGGAGGCACAACATTCATGTGCTCACTAATACAACTGTGTCAGGGTTGGCTACATTATTGCTTATTGGGACTACACAACCATTTACTCTCAAAGGAAGTGTCTGAATTGATCTTAGAAACATCAGACCCTTCTCTAGGTTTTTTCCCCCTTGACTCAGATTATGCTGCTGGGTTGACAGGGTTTGACTTCATGATATATAGAGAAATGGTTAGTGGCAGATTGAAAGAGAGTACAGTAACAGAAGAATCTATAACTTCTACAGTGGAGCTTGAGTATGAGGGTGCTGTTGACACTGAGTTTAAAAGGTCACTCAAATCAACAAGACTCCCTTTTAGCTCTAAAAGAAAATGGCATTCCTTTAGACATCAGACGAATTTAGGAACTCTTGAGGATGCCATCGAAATTGTGGATGATGAGCCTCAGATTATATACAACCCTGGCTCTGATTGGAGAGGAGCAAAAGTCCAGATGCTCTTAAGCATATATAATAAGGGGGCTATCCAAAGTATGTCATCATATCAACCTGTAATTAGAATGATGGCTGCTAGCTCTTACATAATAGGAAGACCTTGCTTAAGAACATGGAGAATTGATGATGGTCAGAAGTACTCACTCCTGCAATTACTTGTGGATAGTGCTGCATCTAGC